AAAACTCCGAAAAGAGTTAATATATTTGTAAATCTTTCTTTTTTTTGTCATGGCAGCTATTAGAGGCGATGTAGGTAAGATCATGTTCCATAACGCAGGAGGCACAGAAGCCGATATTGCTGGAACTAGATCTTGGTCATTATCAGTTTCAAAAGATACTTTAGAAACTACAGTTCAAGGAAACACCTCAAAGACTTTTGTTGGTGGTCTAATATCTGGTGAAGGATCAGCAGAACTGATTTATGACAATGCTGGTAACGCTGATTATCTATCTTTTGTTGAAGATATACTAACAACTGGTGATGCTGGAGACGCATTATTTGAATTATTCCCTGATAGTTCAGCTAGTTCTAAAAAGTTAGCTTTTTCTGGAATTATTACAAGTGCAGAATATGGTGCAACACTTGGAGAGACTCAGTTGATTAACATATCTTTCCAGACAACTGGTGCCATAACTTCAGATATATAGTAAATTAAGATTATCTCGCACTTAATTTATGGCACAAAAAAGAACTCTTGACCTTTTAAAGGAGTCGTTTGACCTCTCTAAAAGGCGTAAATTTGACGTTAAAGATGATAATGGTAATGTTGTGGTCAGTTTATATTTCAAGGCCATTACAAGGGCTGACAGAGCCAGAGCAACGCAAAGGGCGGGTAGTGATGATCCTTTAGTCGTTTCTACACATATGCTTTGTCAGTTGGCAGAGAATGAAGATGGTACAAAAGCATTTCACCCAGCAGATTTTGCTAACTTGCAAAATGAGTTACCAGAAAATGTACTAAACGAGATTGAATTATTTTTATTTGGGGTAAACCAAAACGCAACGATTGATAACGCAAAGGAATCCTAAAGGGGGACAACTGGCTAAATTTTGAGTTTTTCCTTGCAACAGAATTAGGTAAAACAATTAGTGAATTGAGATCACAACTTACTGAGGAAGAGTTGATATTTTTTGCTGCTTATTATGAATTAAAGTATGATAGAGAGAAAAAAGAAGCAGATGCAATCAAGCGCAAATCAAGATATAGTTAAAGGAGTTATTGTTTAGTCGTGGCAGTTTCTAATGTAGAACTAAGAGTTAATGCCACACAAGCTGTCACAGCGTTAAAAAATGTTGATGGACAGGCCAAGAAATTTAATACAACTATTAGTGGTACAAGCGGAAAGCTTAAAGCAACAACTGGAAGTCTGAAAGTATTACCAGCAGGGTTAGTAGCTACAGGTGGAGGAGCTAAAGTTGCGGCTGGTGGTTTTACTGCCTTAACTGCTGCAGCTGCGCCACTTTTGGGTCCACTAATCGGTATCGGTGCTGTTATTGGTGGACTTACAAAAGCCTTTGGAAATCTTGCTGCTGCTGATTTTGCAACAGCGAAAGTTAAAACTTTAGGAGTTGATGCAGATGTTCTAAAACCCAAATTAGCAAGTTTGTCTAATGAGCTGAGTGGTCAAGTGTCACAGCTTGATCTATTAGCCGCTTCTTATGATGTAGCGTCTGCTGGTTTCGGTGAAGTTGCAGAACTTTCAGATGTATTAAAAGCATCACAGTTAGGTGCTACTGGTGGTTTTTCTGATCTTGCTACTGTTGCTGATGCTACTACCTCTGTTCTTAATGCTTATGGCCTTGAATCAGATAAAGCAGCTAAGTTAGTAGATGGATTTATTCAAACACAGAACGATGGTAAAATTGTTGTAGATCAGTATGCACAACAGATAGGTCGACTAGCACCTATAGCGGCTGGTGCTGGTGTAAGTATAGATGAACTCAACGCTGCAATATCTACTGTCACTGCTACTGGTGTACCAGTTGAATCTACCTTTGCTGGATTACGACAAGTTATTGCTTCAATACAAAAACCAACAAGTGAAGCTGCAAAAGCGGCAGAAAAACTTGGTATAGATTTTAGTGCTACTGCTCTAAAGACTAAAGGACTTAGTGGTGTATTAGCAGAAGTTGTAGAAAAAGGTGGTGCAAGCGAAGAGACACTAGCATTATTGTTTGGTTCTGTTGAGGCTAGAACTGCAATTCTACCTCTATTGAATGACCAGCTGGTGACATTTAATCAAAACTTAGAGAATCAAGCCAGCGCACAAAACAAAGCTGCAATAGCTGCATTCGAAGCTCAAAACACTATTCAAGGACAACTAACAAGACTAGGTTCTGCATTTACAAATTTAACTACAGAGGGTTCTGAGTTTGGAATAATAATTAGAGAATCTCTTAAAGTAGCAGCAGTTACAGTTGAGGCTTTAGGCGCTGCATTCAAAATAGTTTTAGCACCTGTAAGAGCTGTTTCTGCTGCCGTGGGTCAAATAGGTAAAATCATAGGAGAGTCACTTGGGATAGATGGAACAAACGCTTTGTTTAGTCTTGAACAAGGGTGGATAGGTATTAAAGAAGCTATAACAGAGGCCTCAGATAGAGCTATATTTATTGGTCAAGTAATCGGTGGGGTAATAGGTAATTCAATTAGAGTAGTTGCAACTTTTATAAATTCTGTTAGAGAAAAAGTCGGTGGTCTAGCTCAAAGCATTGTTAACTTTTTTAGGCAGGCATTTGAAAAGATTGTAAGTTTTATTCCTGAACCTCTAAAAAAATTACTAGGTGGCCTTGAATTACCTGAAATAGATCTAAAAATTAAAGGTGTCAAAGAGTTTGGAAAAGACTTTTTAAAAGGGGCGCAAGAAAATTTAAACAAATTAAAAGAAGGTGTACTTGAATTTTCAGGAATAGAAAAAACCATTACAGATGAAAATAATAAACAATTAGATGCAAAAAATAAAATTGTTGAAACGAATGGAAAAATAAAAACAGGAGTAGAACAACTAACAGAAGCAGAAAAAAAAGCAAAAGAAGAAGCGAAAGAATTAGAAAAAACTTTTGAAAAAATAGGAGAAAGTGTAAGAAATGATTTAGTTATGAACTTGAGAGAGGCTATCAATGGTAGTCAAAGTTTTGGACAAGCAATGAATAGAGTTTTAGGAAATTTGAAAAATAAATTAATTGATCTCGCTTTAAACAAAGCAATTAGTGGTTTAGGAAATGCTTTAAGTGGTGGCAAAGGTTTTGGTGGGTTCTTAGGTGGCTTGTTTGGAAAAGAAAGAGGTGGTTCTGTATCTGCTGGCGGTGCTTATGTTGTAGGGGAACGTGGACCCGAAATACTACAAATGGGTTCTAAAGGTGGCAATGTAATTCCTAACAGTAAAATTGGTGGCGGGGACAGCGTCACAAATATTATCAATGTCTCAGTAGATGCTACAGGCAGTTCTGTCCAAGGCGATAGTGGAATGTCACAACAATTAGGAGAACAAATAGCTGTTGCAATAAAAGCTACACTTGTTGAAGAAAAACGATCAGGAGGTTTATTAGCATAGTGGCAACTTTTCCCTCAATCACTCCAGCCTACGGAGAATCACAAACAATAGAGCAAGACAATATTATTGTTAAGCTTGGCGATGGATATGAACAAAGGTTAGTTAGAGGATTAGCAGCAAACAAAAGATATCATGTCATAAGTTTGGTTTTTAATATTACACAGGCTCAAGCAAATACAATTAATACTTTCCTTAACGCACGTTTTGACGATCAAGACGCGTTTCAGTACACAATAGGTGGCGAGTCCTCTGCTAGAAATTTTAAATGCACTAGAAGAAGGACATCTATTCCTTATAACGATAGAGTAACTATGAATCTTACTTTTGAAGAGGTATTTGAAGCGTAATGGCAATACCTCATGCTGAACTACAAAAAATTAATCCAAACTCAATTATTGAGCTTTTTGAATTAGAACTTGTTGAGGGTTTACACTATGCTACTGGCAATCCTTCAAATGTACCGACTATTTATCGTTTTCATTCTGGTGGCAATATAGATACTTACGCAAATATAGTATGGCAGACAAACACTTACGAGAGATTTCCTATTGAAGCAAGTGGCTATGAGTTTGCTGGAGAGGGAAAAATACCAAGACCTACACTGGTAATGAGTAATTTAGGAGGAATTACAAGACTTGGTTCTGTCTTAAGAGTCACAGATCTTTTAACAACTGTAAATCTAATTACTGCACATAATGACTTATTAGATGCCAAAGTAACAAGAAGAACTCTCACAGCAGATGCCTTAGACGCTAGTAACTTTGCTGGTAACACAAACCCTTTTGGCACACCAAGTTCTGATGAATTTCCTAAAGAAATACATTTTATTGACAGAAAAATACAAGAAAGCAGAGATATTGTGTCTTTTGAATTAGTAAACAGGCTTGATATGCAAAATAAAAGAGTGCCAGCAAGACAAGTAACTAGAAAAGATTTTGATGGTGTTGGTACATTTGTAAATTGATTATGAATGAACTATTAAAAAAACAAGCTATAGCTCATGCGAAAGAAGAGGCACCAAATGAGTGCTGTGGATTATTTTTAAAAACAGATAATGGGCTTGAGTATTTTAGATGCAAAAATGTAGCTTATGAGTTTGAAATGGAATCGTTTATTATTGATCCACTTGATTTTGCTGATGGTGAAGATAGAGGTGAAATTTTAGGAGTAGTTCACTCACATCCTCAAAATATATTGGAATTTTCAAAAGAAGATGTTGCTAGTTGTAATGCAGTTCAAATACCTTTTTATCTCGTTTGTCCAGATTTAGATAAAATAATTGTAATTGAACCAGAAGAAGATGCTTAAAAAAATAAAAGTTTATGGATTTATAAGAAAATATACAGGCCAAAGTGAATTTTTGGCTGATGTTAATTCACCACATGAAGCTTTTAGTTTTTTATGGTGTAATTTCAAAGGTTTAGAAGAGAAGATGTCAAAACAAGTTTATTGTATAAAAGTGGGAGATAAGGCAATTACAAAAGACCTTTTAACCATAAGAACAGATCAAGATATAAAAATCATACCTTTAGTGCATGGTAATTTTTTTACTCTTGTTTTGGGTTTAGCTTTAAAATATGGTGCTAAAGAATATATCAAAAACAAAATTATTCAAACTGTTGTTACTTACGTTGCTCTAAGCATGATAACTCAGGGTGTAAATAATATACTTTCACCACAACAAAATACACAACAACAAAATAGAGAAGATCCACTTGACCCATCTGCATTAGCGAGTAACTATTCATTTACAGGTCTGACTAATATTTCTCAAGCTGGTATTCCAGTTAATTTGGCATATGGTGAGATTTTAGTCGGCTCTATTGTGGTATCAAATGGTATTGATACAGTTCAAGTGGAGGGTACAAACTAATGAGTATCAAAGAATTTGACCAAAGTACGACTTTTTCAAATCCAGATTTACCTAGTGGTGCATTATCTTCCAAGCAATTTAATACGATAGTAGAGCTATTGTCTGAGGGAGAAATAGAGGGTAGTGCAACAGCATCAAAGAATGGAATTACAGATAAAACATCTACAGCTTATATAAACAGTTTTAAAAAAGATATCTTCTTGAATCAAACACCAATACTCCAAGCGGCTGCAAGTGTTAGCTCACCTCAAGATAGTGATTTTAATTTCAAAGATGTTGGTTTTGATTTTAGAGAAGGCACTGCGAATCAAACTTTCATTTCTGGAATAAAAAATATTGAAACAGAAGTTGGTATAGGTACAACTGTCACCACTTCAAATCCAGTAACACATACAGTAACGCAATCAACAATAAACGCTGTAAGAGTTACGTTGAATTTTCCCTCCATGCAAGTCTTTAATGATGAAGGTGGTATAGATGGAACAGAAGTTCGTTTATTAATAAAGGTTATTGAAAATGATGGGACAACCACAACGGCAGTCGATGACACTGTAAGAGGTAGATCAACAAACGCATATTTTAGAGATTATTTAATTAATCTTGCTAGTGGTACTTCATTTCCTGTACAGATCAGAGTTGAAAGAGTAACACCAGATAGCACAGAATCAAGCACTGTTAATGCGTTTAGGTTTAACTCTGCAACAAATATCATAATGAAGCAAAACGCATATCCAAACACTGCTCATACCGCTTTAAGATTTAGTGCTGAAAAATTCCCAAGAATACCAAATCGTGTATATAGGATTAGAGGAATTAAAGTAAAAATACCATCAAATGCAACTGTAAATGCCACTCATGGCAGCCTTTCTTATGCTGGCACATGGAATGGAACTTTTAAAGCAAGTAAGGAGTGGTGTTCAGATCCAGCTTGGATTTTGTACGACTTATTAACAAATGATCGCTACGGCTGTGATATTGCTGAATCTTCTCTTGATAAATTCACTTTTAAATCTGTTAGTGAATACTGTGGAGCATTAATTGATGCTGGTAATGGAGATGGAAGTACAGAGCCACGTTTCAGTTGCAATGTAAATATTACACAACAATCAGATGCATTCGATCTCATAAACGCTTTGTGTAGCACAATGAGAGCTATTGCTTTTTACTCCGCTGGAACAATAGCCATTTCACAAGATGCCGAAGGTAAAGCAACCAAATACATATTTAATAATTCAAATATTA